ATAACCACCATTAAACCCATTGAATCTAAGCCCAGATGTATTAAAACTTATATTTGAGGTAGTATTTGATAATTCCAAATTTGTAGATGTTAAGTAAAAACCTCTTCCTGAGGAAGATTGTAGTCTTAAATTTTCATTTTCCAATACTAATGAGTCTTTTCCTATGCCGCCTATGGAGTGTCTAATACTAATATCATTGGTTGTCATTTCAACTCTACCAATTTCATTAACACCATCACCTGCTGTCAATATCGTATCATTGTTGCCTAACCCTAATATTGAATTTTGTGTACTAGGATTTGTACCATTCGTCAAATAAAGAGCAGTGTTAGCTGTCTGTGGTCTGATCCATGAACCGTTTGGAAGTCTAAGACTAGAACCATCTGGACTTGCTTCAGCAACATTTAAACCTGTTCCTTCAAATACAAAAAATCCATTTCCACCGCCGTCATTATTTTCAATTTTGAATATTTGATTGGTGGATTCTGTTGCCCCCCCAGATTCCATCGTAATAGAGGACTCAGTACTATAACTGTTAGATAATGCATTTATCTTTATATCACCAGAATCAATACCTTTTTGTAGGAACTCAAGGGTTGCATTCGATCCATTACCATGATTTTTACTTAAAGCTAATCTAACATCAGGAGTATCATATATATATGAACTAGCACTGGCATCAAAAATAATATTTGGAGAACCTGCACCAAAATAACCGTTGGCCGCAAGTAGACCCTTTTTAAAGTCAACTGTACTTTCTACGCTTTGTGCATCTGTTTTAATTTTATCTAACTTATTTACCACTGATTCAGTCAGGTTTATCTGTTGCCATTCATTTCCATTTGAAATAATTTCAATTGAAGTATTTGGTAAAACTGTCTCATCAAATGTAGATGATTTTACTTGAATTTCAAAATTTGAAATATTAGTTATTGAGTATACTTTACCGCTATAAGTAGTTCCGCTTGAATCGTTTGAGTTTGCATTTGGTATATCAAGAATTATATCTAATATCGGATTCGAAATAATTACTGAATTAGTTTCATCTAATACAGAATCTTCATTAATTATATCAACTTGTTCGCTCCCAAAAACTGACTTAACAAAATTTCTTAAATCATTTGGGGTTATATTTTGTGTATTATTATCAGCAAATGAAGATAATAATTCGTTTATCGTTTGTTTAATATCTGCCATATTGTATCCTTATAAATTAAACGGATTAAAATTTTCAGTATCATCAAATAATACTGTTGACTTAATATTATTTATTAAATCGTTTTGTCCTAAAATATCTTCATCTGGTATTGCATCATTAATTGGATCTGTTATAAGATCCAACGATATATTATAATGTTTATTTATGTTAGGCCTTAAAGTTATATCCCATGAGTGGGTGCGTTGTAAAAATAATTCAATTTTATCTTTTACTTCAATTACTTCATAAAATACTTCATTATGTAAAGACTGTATAATATCACCAGGTTTAGGTATATAGCTTGGATAAGCTATTTTTCTTGATTTATTTAATTGAGACATTTGCTCAAATGTCTGTTTAGAAATATAAATATGAAAAGTATCCATCCCTGAAATACCGTGCCCGTCAAATAAACGTTCGTCTTTTGGTAATTCATCTGCTAAATACTTTATATAAAACTTTCTTTTTATTAATCTATCATTATCTTCACCAAATGTTTTTTCATTATTAGTCGAATAATCAGTCACATACCAATTAGAATCAACTCCCACTTGATTTATTACGCCTGCGTAAAGGTTATCATATAATTTGCTTTCATTTTCTTTACATTGTGAATCCAAATCAAAGTATGGATTATCGAGTTGCATTTCTTCATTTATTATATGAGGCTCTAATATTTCAATTAATATATTAGATACAGTAGCATTAACTTTAGTAGATACATATACTTCAACATAATTTAATGAAATTATAACATTAAATATATTTGTGTTTATAATTTGTGAACTTTTAAGTTCAACGTCTAATATATTAAGATTAATTATATTAGTTTCGACTGGAACTAATATGTCATTAACAATTTCGACATTATTATGTAATATAGTTAAAATATTATATTCAACTGATACTTTCGCATCAATATATAATTCTGGTTGTATTGGTATTATTATTAAAGTATTTGACTCAACTGAAATTTTTGCACTAGAAGAGATATCAGCATCTCGTGCTGATATCTCAATAATACCGATATTTAAATGGCTAGTTTGGAACCCATTAGAAAAACCGAAATTAAAAGGCGCGCTGCCAATAAGTATATTACTCATTATATCTCCAGCGTTTAGTTAATTATGCACCTTGTTTATAATTGAATATTCCGTTTGTATTCCAAACAATAGTAAATTCACCATTAGTTGATGATTTATCACCACTAAAGTCAGTATAACTTAATATTGATAAAGGATCATTAGTTAGATTTGTGTCCTTTTTAAATATTACTGCTCCTGCTGCAGTTACTGTTACATTTGAACCAAATGTAGTGTCTGCTGCATCTACTTTAATATAATCATCAGTATCAGTTACACCGGGGTTAACGGTTGTAACTAAAATAGAAGATAATTCTTGTCTACTGTAATCTGGAAACGCAGACGTATTAACTTCGTTGGCTGATAAACTCGCAAATGTATCTGTTTCTGTTGGTGTATAAGAAGAATCAACTAGCAGTACACCAAAGTCTGTAGTTGCATTAATAAATGCAACCTGTCCAGTCACCAAATTATTCTTGTATTCATTATAAATCACGTTTGACATGTTTATATCCTTTTGTTAAATAGAAGTGCTTTCTTTATATTATATTTATATGAGTCATGCACTTCTTATAATTTTATTGTCTTCTTTAAACACGGGAATTCTTGTTCGGTATAATACTTATATCGTTCTTCCCAATGTTTATAAACATGGTTCTTCACTAATCTTTTATTCCTATTCTCATACGTAAAATCATCGATTAAATCCCATATAATAACTCCGTCTTTTGATTCGTGTGTTCTTAATCCACGACCAATTGATTGAAGTATTCTAATCTCTGATTTTGATGATGAACCCAATATAAGGTTATGTACTCTTTTAAGGTTGACACCAGTCGATAATGTTCCATAAGTAGCTAATAATATAACATTATCTTCTTTTTCAACTAATTTTCTAATGTTTTCTCTTATATCAGCTTTTATGCCACCATGTACCACATATAACTTAAATTTTTCATCAACTTCTTTTTCAATGTAATCAGCTATTAACTCTAAATGCTTAATATTCTGAACTAATATAATACTGTTCTGATTATCTTGCATGTGATCGAAAATATACTTGAATGCGTTTAGTCTCTCAGTGGAATCTTGTATTAAAGACACTTCATCTTGATATTGCCTATTACGTCCTAATGAATCTAATTCAGTAGGATATTTTAAAAATGTATTTACTACTTTTATTTTAGATAATACACCACGATCTATAAGCTTCTTTGATTTTAAATTAAATATTACTGGTCCTAACATACCTTGTATATTAAATTTATCACAATCTGCTTTAGGTAACGTTGCTGTTAATCCTAAACGTGTAGTCGCGTTCATACATTTTTTTGAAACTTTTTGTAATTCTACTGATTTAACTGAATGTGCTTCATCATTAATGATAGCATCGAACCTAGTAAAAAATGATTCTGGTCTTTTCATTAATGATTGATAAGTAGTTATTAATATAGGTTTGTTAAATGTAGGTTTCTGCCCAGAATATAGTTTTTCTGTAAACTCAGCAACCTCGTACCATCCGTATTCAACGAAATCAGAGAATATCTGATTTACTAATGAAACATTAGGAACTACTAAAATTATATTTTTCTTTTCTGCTAATAAGTATCTAACTAATGAATAAATTATTAACGATTTACCTGAACCAGTCGCAGACTTTATCACGCCTCTTCTGTTATTTAGTGCACTAGAAATCGCATCATGTTGATAATCACGTGGTCTGAATTCTGTTCGAGCAAATATATGTTCATAAAATTTATTTAAAAGATCATCACTTACTGGCTTAGAAGTTAATTCTTTAACATCAAAGCTTAATTTTGGTTTATATTGATATTTCTCGCAAAATTTAATTAATTCTGGAAGTAATCCAATAGGAACTGTTTTTTCTTTTGTGTTGAACCAAGATATTTTTCCGTTCCATATTTTAGCCCTAAACGATGGGTGGAACAAGTAATTAGGCGCCATAAAAGAACTAAATTCCTTTAGTTCCATTAATTGTGCTAAATCACATTGAATACGTAATTCAACTTCGTTTATTTTATCAATTTGTAACGTATCCATTATAAACTCTACTTTTTAAAGTGTTTCAACAAAACCTTCAAGCGATTCCATTGCTTTATCTACTGCTGACATTGCTTTAATAAATTCCTTTTTCTTTTCAGGATATTTTTTAAATACTGCGTCTTTTACATCCATTCGCCAATCTTCAAAATCACCAAGAGCTTTAATCATTCCCATTGACAATTTTTTTCCATCATCTTCTTTTACTAAAAATGATTCTGCTAACGTTAAAATATCGTTTTCCATTATTCACCTATTTCCTTAAGTCGTTTAATAACTTTTTTATCTTTTAAATATTTATTTGCTTTATCAGTTAGTCCTAATGAATCGTTCAAAAAATCTAATTTAACTAATTCAGCAGTTACTTTATCTGAATCGGGGAAAGGTAAATCAGAACCTAACGAAAGTAATGATAATCTTACTAATGCATCATTACTTATTTTATTAGATGACTCGTTTATAGAATCTTCTTTAAACAAAAGCATCTCTTCTAAATGTTGTTTTATACTCATATTCAATTCCTTATATAGTTTATTTATTAAAACATTCCAGTCTGGAATTTTTTCATATCAATGAAGTTCTTTAAGGAAAACGATAGTCTCTTAACATTATCAAGAACACCTTCTAAATATTCTACCATATATTCTTGTTGATTCATCTTAATTCGTTCTTTATGATAAACCGGATCAGCAAATATCTGTGTTTCTATTTCTGCTTTACCTGACCATGTATGTGTATGTTTGTTTTTATAATAATCATACTTAATGCCATAAGTTTTAGCCATATCAGTTTTCATGTCTTTTAATGTTTTTAATTCAACGATATATATGTCAAGATATTTTTGATAGAGATTTGGTACTTCTGTTGTTTTCGTTAAAGCAGTATCTTCTGTGAATCTTACTTCTTTATCAGCAATAGCTTTAAGTTTATTAAAAACTGCAATTTCCATATACGTGTACCTCAAGTTTCAGTTTATATATTTATACTAATGACACTTATGTAAAAATAATTTTACTTAATTCCTATCGATAGGCAAAAGGTAAAATTATTATAAGTTAAATATATTCAATAAGTTATTTATCTTAATAGATAAAACTAATCGTTTTTCTTATTTCAATAGAAAAAATTAATCAAAAAAATATTTTATCGTTTAATTGTATATTTTATATACAGTCGCGACTTTACATTCATCAATTATAAGAAAAAAATCTGATATTTTTTGTAATGAGCATTTCTTCTTCTAATATATAATTCGAAATAATAATTAGAACTGGTAAAATTTATCGTCTTAGTTATTAAAGAAAATTAAATACAGAATATAAAACTAAGTTTTCAGAAACTCCGGAATTTTATACTATATTGTAATTAAATGAAACAAAACTTATAGATGAACATGAAAAAATCTATTGAAATATGTTTCGCTGGTTATATTAATCGCTGTTCGTTGCAGATTATAAAAACGAATTAATATAAACCTTTAAATTTGAAACAATTTAAAAATTAGACTTAAAGCAAATAGCTTTAATTATTTGATAACTACCTAATATCAAAGCGAGTACCGTTAGAAATTAGTTACAATTGTTATCAGAGAATATTTAGAGTAAAATTAATTATGATGATTGATTTGATTCAGAGAACTGAATAACTCGAACGATAAATATAAAAGTGAGGGAATTTGAAACTCCCATGTGGATGGATCAGTTAATTTAATTAATTGCCACAAACCGTTGTTTAGCAGAAAATGATAATATACTCTTGGAGACCATGCAACCTACCAAGTTAAAACATTTAACTTAGAACTATAAAATAATAAATTAGACTTGTAATCTAATATATTTTTTTGTTCTAATTGCTTCTGCTAGGTATCTTTGTACCTATTTAAAAAATATTTAAAATCCTTTATTAAAAATTCCTTATTTAAACAATGTTCGATACTGAACTTGTTCAGTAAATAATTAAACTTGCTTTAATTATTAATATAATATAAATTAATTTAATTGATAAGAAAACATCAATTAAATTGAACTAACAAGTTAGTTCTAATATCTGTATAAATTCTTTAAATACTAACTTTAAATTACTTATACAGAACTTTATTTAAACTCTAGTTAAATTATACTAAAAATATTAAAATCCTTTATTTAGCTTTATTACAGTTTATTATTTAAATGTAATTTAAGAAACCTAATAAATACTATATAACAGATCAGTTATTATTTAAGAAAAAATTGAAAAGAATCGAAAGGTTGTTTATGAAAGTAGAATTTAAAAGAATTAAGTTTAAGAATATATTATCTTATGGGAATGCCTTTACTACATTTTCATTTGAAAATGGTTTAACAGCTATAACAGGTAAAAACGGTCATGGTAAATCATCAGTTCTTGATATATTATCATTCGTTATTTTTGGTCAACCTTACAGAAAGATTAAGATTGCTGAATTGATTAACAAAACAAATGGTAAAGGAATGTTTGTAGAGGTTGAATTCTCTATTGACAGTAATCAGTTTAAAATTCAACGAGGTATTAAACCTAATATCTTAAAAGTATTTAAAAATGAAGAAGAAGTTGAATTATTATCTTCAAAAGCTTTAATACAAGAAGAAATCAACGAAACTATCGGAATCGATTACTTATTATTCAAACAGATTATTGCTTTAGCTGTTAATGCAAATAAACCATTCCTTACATTATCTGCATATGATAAACGTAATATTGTTGATACAATCTTTAATATTAATGTTTTCGGTAATATGACAAAACTCATTAAGAAAACTATCGCAGATATTAAAGTCAATCTTAAAATTAAAACTAATGAATTAAATGATTCGTTTTTATATCTTACTACAGTTGAAAAAAGATATAATGAATTAGTTAAAACAAAGAATAGTTTCGAAGAAGATAAGAAACGAGATATAAACCTTGTTACAGAAAATATTAAATCTCTTGAAGATGATATAGAAAAATCTAAAGAAAATATTGAATTAGGTAATAAATATCAAAACGAATTAGTTATTAAAGATATTACAGGCAACATTAATAAATTACAAGAATTATCTAACAGATTAAACATTTTAGAATATGAAAAGAAAATGTTACTTAAAGATAATGATTATATTGAATCTAATGAATTCTGTAATGTATGTAAATCTAAAATTACAGAAGAACATAAAGAATTACATATAACAGATACTAATAAAAAGATAAAAGAAATTGATAACGAAATTAAAACTAAAACTGTTAATAAGAAAAC